ATGAAAGCTAAATTTGATCCAGATGGAATCTATGACGTTATTGATCCGGAAGGTTTTAAGGTCGGAGTAATAAAGAAGGGTCAGTACTTTGAAGGAGACTGGCAGGTCGGTAGCGTGGAAGGAGACAACTTCGTCTACAACGGTCGGCTGGCCGGTAACATAGAGGGGCTGACGTTAACCCGTTTAGATTCCCCTGATGCACTAGAGACGCGTTTCTTGTTGAAGCTACAAACCGGAGTAACGGTGTAATGGCTAGTTATCGCGGCTGGGAAACAGCTACCTCACTACTTCTGGCTTATGAAAGTCTTGCACGAGCTCACGAAAACACACTACGGCGGGCTCAGGCAGGGGCTGACTCTCCTCATCCTTACCACAGCTACATGCACGCGTTCGGGCTTTTGATACTCAATGCTTCAGTCATTGAGGGAACAATGCGTACGATTTTGACCGAGAAGGTCAGATCCGACCTCGACACTGCGATTCTGCGAGGCGTGCGCGAGGGCCGGACTGAACACGACTCTCCTACCCGCCTGCTGCAGAAATTCTTGGTAGACCTTGAAACCTCGGGTGGTTGGGAAAACCTGGTTAAAACCAGTGGTATGGCGTACTACGGATCACCGTTGGACCAAGATGTTTCTGCTGAAGTTAAGGAAGGCATTCACGCCCTATTCGTTCTTCGTAACGTATTAGCACACGGTACGACCTTAATTCAGCCTGCTACGAAGATGGAGGACGATTTGAAGGGGCAGTACCCGTTCATCTGGCAGTCGAAGCTCGGTGGAGTCGCCGCTTACCTAGAAAAGCGGTTCAAGCGCGGCGGGGTATTTGAAAACCTTGCAGATCCAGAAACCCCTGAACATTTTATGGAGGTGACCAAGCAGTTTTTTACTCAGATCGAGACTCGGTTCGCCCCAATAAATGAGCGGGCAGCGAACACAATTGACCTGATTAAGAGATACCGGTTTGGTAGTATTAACTTTACTCAGTAAGTTTCGTCATTGTAGCTACGAATAACGCCGCTTATGTAAAAAAGGCCCCCACACCGAAGCCAGGTGTGGGGGCCTTTTTTTGTGAGCGTGGACACCAGATCCGGTATGGCTGGTATACCAATCCCACCTCAACTGGTTAAAGTTTGAGTGCCAGTTGCAGCATTCCTACAACGTCTGGCCCGTCCTCATTGATCCACGTCCCGTAGTGCTGACGAATCATGTTGCCGTTGGTATGCCCCATCTGTTCGGCGATCCAATCAATTGAGGCAATGCCGGTCGTCAGTAGCTGGCTGGCGTAGGTGTGCCTGCACTGTCCAGGGCCGCGATAGCGGACCCCAGCCGCGAGCAAATGAGCCTTAAAAAAGCGGTCACGCACAACAAAATCGTTGGCGTGCGGCAGACTGGTTTTGGTGTTTAAGAACACAAAATGCAGCGTGTGCCGGCGTACGGTTTTATTGTCCCGCTCTACGATTTCAACGGTTTCGGCTTTCCTTTTGCGGGTCAGTGCCTCGACCTTACGCAAGGCGTCCCACGCGGGGGCCAACAGGCGAACCTTGCGCATCGAGCGCCGTGTCTTCGTCACTCGGTAGGCGCCGCGTACCTTCGATCGGCGAAAGGTCACCGTGCCGTTTTCCAGGTCGACGTCCTCCCACGCCAGGGCGATGGTTTCAGACACCCGAGGACCGGCCCATATCATGAACTGCACCATCAACAGCTCGAGCGTGCGGGTGGTCGGTGTTTCCAGGATCTGTTTGATTTCCGCTCGGGTAAACGGGTCCGGTGCCTCGGGATCGGGCAAGCGCACCATTAAACCCTCGGTAGGATCGTGTGCGACTTTCATCCGCGTGCGGTAGAGCCGGAACACCTGGCGCACGTTGCTGATTATGTCGCGGATGGTCTTGTTTTTCAGGGTTTTGGACAGCGTGCCTTGAATCCACTCTTGCAGGTCCAGGTGATCGATCGCATTGATCTGCACCTTGCCCCAGCGCGGTCGCACATGTACTTCGGCCTTGTTGGCGTAACCCCGGTAACTCGATGCCGCTACACTGTTGGCTTTGATCCGCAACCAGATGTCCAGGTAATGCCCGAAGGTGTTTTCCACCAGCCTGGGTGAATTGGGGAAGTGACGCGCGTAGTCAAAGGTGCCGGCTTGGATTTCGTATTCAATAATGGCGATCAAGCGTTTGGCCTGGGCGACAGTCGCCGGCGTGTTTCCTCCTGGTAAAGATTCGCGGCATTTTTCGCCGTCGTATTGAAAATAGATTCTCACGGAATTACCGCGAGCTTCGACCCCACTCATGTAAACCCCTAACGCTGTACTCGTATAGCGACAGTCTGACGATCGGAAACAAAAAGGCCCGTTTCCGGGCCAAGTATCTGGAAGCGCATCTTCTGGTGGACGCGGCTTATGGCTTGGGCTTTGAGTTGCGTAGATGGGCATTCAGCCGTTGGCGTTGCCGGCTGCATTGCGCGTGGTTGCCCTGGGTGCGCCACCGACCGCATACGTCGCAAACGCTGGTGTAGTCGATGTTCCAGGGAAAGCGTCGTGGGCGAGTTACACGGGATTGCTTAGGCATGGCGCGGTTTCCCCCTGGATGAGGTGTTGGCCAGCAGCTGCGCGACGACAGCCGCATCCGTTTCGCTCAGTTCGCCCAGGGTGCTGGCCATCTGACTGAGGCTTTCGAGGCGGGTGCGTGATTCAGGGGTTTTGTGCACCAGGTAGCCAATGACGGCCGCGCCGATAATCGCGGTGGCCACCAGGTGCCGGGCTGGTGTGGTAGCCTTCGCGGCGCTGCTGCTTAGGTTCTGTGCTTGCATGGTATAGCCCTCTGTTGCGGTCGGGTGTCGAGGAGCTGCAACTCCTCGGCACTGTTTTTTAAAGATCAGTCCTTGCGGGCCAGGTGGATCACCAGGCCATCAAACTTCGGCTCATGTTCACTACATGATTGCCATTCCAGCACACTCAAAATCTGTTGCCGGCTGCAGTCGTCCACCAGTATTTCGCGTTGGCCACCGGCTGCGCGCACCTCCAAAATCTCCAGCAAACCATCCTCTCCATATGCCCCGGCCTGGATGATCGGCGCGCTTTCTCCCGTGAAGTCCAAACGGTCCTGAACTGACTGGAGCTTGCTGGCTTTGCCGTCGCTGGCACTGCCCATAAACACTTGGATTTGCATCGGTCTTACTCTCCTTTACGCCTTGAATGTCCAGCACTTAACTGTCGTCGGCCGGGGTTGTGAACACGGGTTGCGGTTGTTGAAGGCAGCACGCACAGCGCTATGTACCGCCTTGTTGCTGTCTAGAAACTTGCGGGAACGGGACTCTTTGAGCAGATCGCGCAACGTGGCCACGTCGGCCAACTTCTGTTTGTGTTCGGCGGCGCGCTCACAGAATTCGTTGAGGTTGATAGCGATCACGGTGGGGTCACTGCTGTGGTCGACCACCGGGTCTTCGCTCAAGGATTCGAGGTAGTCGTAGACCTCCCAAAACTCGGCCACGGCCGAATGGTCGGAACTGATCGAGGCCTGGCGCTCGATGGCCATCCGCACGATCTGGCGCTGGGTAGCAGCGATCTGGGGATCACTCAGTTTCAGCACAAGGCGCAGGCAATCCAGCAGCGAAAGCAGTTGCGCGTGGTTCTTGCTGATGCGCTCGACACGGATGTAGCCGCGCAAGTCATAGCCGCAACTGCTGCAGTTGCCCTGTTCGCTGGTGTAGGCGGTGCCACAGGCAAAGCATTGGGTATGCAGGCGACGCAGCTTGGCTTCGTGTTCAGGCATACGCTTGGCGAACAGCTCAAGCACCGCGGACTCTTTGCCTACAGCCCGTAATAGGAAGTGGCTGAGGGTGCCGCCGTCCAAAGCGTTTAACTGATCAGCTGCAGCGCGGCTTTCCGGTGTGACGATGGGGCGCACGAAGTGCAGCTTTACGATGCGCGTCATAATCGCTTCGTGGGCGACCACAGCCGCGTTTTGGCTGATTGCGATCGTTCCCCGGAATGGCGGTTCATACGTTTCGTTGCCCGCTGTCTTGACGCCTTTGGTGGCCAAGGTGCCGCCGCCGTAGAAGTCTTTCAGCTCATCCCATTCGAAGGTTTTAGCGTGTGCCCGATCATCGCTATGGCGATCGGCCTCCAGGAATACAACGGGCATGCCGGAGACCTGGCCCATCAGACGAGAGCGTCCGGCCTTGGTGGATTTCATCGGGTCAAATCCTTCATAGCCTTCACGGCCGAGGAGTTTCCAAAGGAAATTGAGCAGGGTTGTTTTGCCGGCTCCGGCCTCACCAGTGGCTTCCAGGAACGGGAAGGACTGGTAGCGAGCGCGGATCTGTTCGCAGAACAGCGAGCCGAAGAAGAACACCAGGGCGACAAAGCCTGGGCACCGAAGCAGGTCCACAGCAACTGCACCCACTTTTCATCAAAGCCCTTTGCTTCGCGCTGCAGCTTAATGGGGACACCTTTCTGCAGCGTTTTTAGGCGCAGCTTGCCGAACTCGAAATAGTCTTCGCTGTTGACCTTGTAGGTGGTGCCGTCCTTGATCGCGATATCACCGTAGACGTAGCAGGCGTATTCCTTGCTGTAGCCCACGTAGTCGATGGTTGAGACGGTTTTGATACCGAACAGTTGGTCCTTCATGAGCTTGTCGAGCTGCTGGCCACTGCCGGTAAACATTGCGCCCGCCGCCATGCCGAGCAGCCGCTTTTTGAATTCGCTTGCGGCCGACAGCTGGCCGCTGGTGAAGGTGTTTTTCACGCTTTCGGAGTCGTGCGGGAAGTCCACGCGCAGGTAGTACCAGGATTCGTCCGTTACCTCGTTACGCTGGAAGTACAGGGCTTGTGGGTAGCAGTTGGCAATCTCCACAACACTGCCGGACTGCTGCAGCGCTTTTTCGCGTTGTTGCGCCTGGTTAAGCAACTGGTCGTCGTGATTCTCGCTGTCCTCGATGTCGGACATGGCCCGGTTGAATTTCTCCATGTCCAACTTGAACCAGTACAGGCGGCTACCGAAGCCAGGTGAAATTCCCCGCGCTTGTTCCAGTCGTACATCAGCAAGGCCTTTTCCGCTGCGCTCTCGGCCAGCAGCAGGGCGCCCTGGTGGCGGGCTTGCTTGAGGTCAGTAGCGATCTGTTCGGCGCGCTTAATGTCGTCCTGGATGAAGCCCCAACGCTGATGAAGATCGTTCCAGTCTGACTTGCGGCCGTCACGTTGCGGGATCTGCGCAGACTCACAAACAAAGCCCAGAGCACGGGCTTCGCGTACCCAGCGCCGGGTGTAGGCGTTGGCGCTGGGTTCGTTATCAAGCGCCCAAACCAGCTTGGGCAACTTCCCGCCATCGCGGATCTTGACCAACGCTTTAAGCGAATCCCCTGGGAACGCATTAGAGGACATGGCCGAGACAGCCGCGATGTCGTTGTGCACCAAAGCGATGGCATCGAAGATCCCTTCAACAATCCAGATTTCCTTGGCTTCAAGAAGGTCGACGCAGGGCGGGCACCACCAGACGCCGCGATAGCTGTCCTTGGACTTGAAGCGCGCTTTCATCTTGCCGAAGCGGTGCGGCTGATCGATCAGACGTTCCCACCAACCGCCTTTCTCTAGGGCGAAGCGCACCGTTGCGCTGCCGGCGTTGTGTTCAGCGGAGTAGAACGTTTCCTGGGAGAACCAGCCCTGGATCAGCTCAAACCGAAAACCCCGGGCGTACTCAAGGTAAGCGCGTGCCGTGGCGTTGGGGTGCTGGTCCGTTGCCGGGGCACGTTTACTCCAGTCTTCGAACAGATCGTCATACAGCTCTTTTACGTGCAGGGTGTGACCACACTTTTCGGGGCGACCACAAATCACCATCCATGGCGTATCAAAGCGGGAATACAGCTCTTTCTTTTTGCACTTTGGGCAGGTGCCGCCGCGCATGTAGTCGGTGCCTGTGCGGTGCTTGAGCCCGAAGTCGGCCTGAAGGCGTTGCAGCACGTCGTGACGTAGGTCTTCTTTCATGGGGTTACTTCACTGCTTTAAGGCTGTGGGACAGGGCTGCCATGAGGCGTTTTTGCGCAGCCATGACCGGGATGTGGGCGAGAATCGCGCCGTGGCGCAGACCGGCCGTAACAAGGCGGAATTGGTCGGCGTACCAGTGTTCGTTGAGGCTCAAGCGATACTGTTCACGCAGGTTGGCCAGCAACGCTTCGGCCTCGGCTGGGGGCAGTTGTGTGGTGACAATTACGGCGTTTGTCATCGTTAAACCTCAATTTCGGGCGCAGCTCACCCAAACCCACGGTAAGTGGGGCCGGCGATTGGTTGGGTTGGGTGTTAGGAGTTTGCGGAGCGTTGGCGGTGTGCCAGGTCCAACAACTCGATGTGGGCAAGTTCGGTCAGTTTGGTTGCAACCGGTTTGGCCACGTCGAGGCTCTCCACCAGATGGATGACTGCCCGTTTACGTAGTGCCGATAGATCGCCCAGGTGTTCGGCTTGATGGCGCTTAAGGAACGCCAGTGCAGCGTTCTGAATGTACTGTTGGTAGTCCAAAGCATTTGTCTGAGTGTTCATTGACCTTTCCCTGACTTGGCACGGTAAAGATCGATGGCGGCATGAATTTCGGCAGTGCGCGCAGCTATGTGCAGAACGTGCGCATTGAGGATCAGCTCGGCCTCGTCTTCGGTGATTACGCCGTCCTCGATCGCCTGAGCGATAACCTGATCGACCGTGCCCTGTTTGGCCGAGGTCTGCACTGCCCGTGCGTACATCTCAACGTTGTCCAGGTTTTCCGGTTGGATGACCGGCACAAACATGCCGCCGTACATTGCCGCTACGTAGTTGGCCAGGTGCTGGGTGCCTGTGACTTGTTCCAGTTGAAAGATCTGCAGATCTGTCAGCGGGCGGCAGTTGTTGTTCTCGTAAGCGTGGTTATCGAACTTCTTGAGTGGCAGGCCGATGCGCGCGGCGGCGCGTTCGCGGCCACCTTCAAAGGTGCAAATAATTGCACTGACGACTTCACGGCGTGTTTTTAGAACCTGACTTTTCATCTTCTGCTGTTCCCCCAATGGCCTGGCTATTACTGTGCAATTACGCCGTCTTTGATGCCGAGTAACACGGCGGCGCGATGTGCCTCCCCACGGCGACCTTTGATCCGACCGTTCAATAGGTCGCTGACTAAATTTTTATTCAAACCGTGTCTGCGGCTGAACTCCGCGATGCTCACTCCCTTGTGATCAAGAGCGGCCCGGGCTTGCTCGGGTGTAATGGTGGCGGGCATCATGTCTACTCTGTTTGTTTGTGGTTATTTCTGTTTGTCTGGGGCGATTCTTGGTCAAATATTTGATCAGGTCAAGTGTGGTGAATAAAAAAATGCTCATAGCTGACGGGGTAGGTGATCGCCTAAGAGAAGAGCGCGAGCGATTAGGTTTGAATCAAACGGATTTTGGAACGTTGCTGGGGGTCAGCCGTGGGACTCAAAAAAATTACGAGCTAGGCGCCAATTCATTGGACCTTCGTTATGTTTCTGCATTGACGGAACACAAGGTTGACGCGGGCTACGTGCTTTCTGGACACCGCTCCCCGCCACCAGGTCAGGGCCTTGATCCGGCAGAAGCGGATCTGGTTGAACAGTTCAGGCGTTTGCCTGCTGATGATCAAAAAACTGTGCGTCGGATCGTAAAGTCTATGGCTGCTGAGGCGGATGAACATCGCGATTAACTTGTAACAATTTGCGTCTCTCCGATGAAATTGCTGCGTCAGGCTGGGTATCACTGCCAAATAACGGCGGTTCAGCAAACGCAATAACGGAGCAGTACGCATGTTGGATCGCAAGAAATTGGAAAGCAGCTATCGCGAATCAGTTGGTAATGAATGGCTGGAACTGACTGCATTGGAAGTGCGCCATATCAAGCTATACCGACAAATATCTGAAAAAGACCGTAAGCAAGTACGACGGATTACTGGTTATTTAGCTCAGCCCTCTGACGTCGAATGACAAACCTGTCATAACCTCGAAAGCATGCGCCGGCCCCTTGTGGCCGGCGTTTCCTTAGGTCTCAAGCAGCGCCAAGCTGATCGAACAGTTCTCGCTGCTTCGCCCTGGGCATATCCCTCAATCGGTCAAATAGCATTCTTTCGTAGGATTGAGCGGACGGGCTGAGCGTGTGCGAAAACGTCAAATTCGCTACCCACGTGTGCCCGCATGTTGCGTCGAGGCACTGGCAATACAGCTTCGCAAAATCCCGCGAAAGCTCTTCTCTAGAGGCGATACGGCCTTTGTTTCCGCACTTGCATACAACTCTCATTGTGTCCCTCCCCAGGGCAGCCAACAGCCTATATTTTGCCACAATTGTTAGTGGTAATTGCTGCTTTAGTCTGTTTTTGCAGTGCTATCAACTAGTGTTATTGGCTTTTCCCAGCTTATTTTCCTGTCGTTTCTCAGTGTTTCATTTAACTGGTTGAACAGCTGACAAATTGGCCTTATTTCGTTACTGGTGTAAACGCGATCAATCTTTTCGATATCCCCAAACCCGCCGTTATTTTCCGGGATGATCCCGGCCAAAGCTGGGTTCATCCGCCAGGCGGCGATCACGTCGTTGCGGGTAATGTTCTTGACCTTCTCCAGCTCGTCCTTGGCTTGGAAGTCCCCCACGGGAATGATCTGAATCGCGTTTTCCTTGCCGTTGGGGATGTTGACGAACATCGAGCGGAAGTTGCCCACGCCCTTACTGGCGCTGATCTGGGCGCGCAGGTTTTCTTCGTCTTCCTCGGTCAGGTCCGGGTCGTTGGTGTAGAAGATGTAACCTGCGTGCGCGCCGTTGCTGTAGTACCGCCGGCGGAACAGGGTCGCGGCTTCGTTGAGCAACAGCGCCTGCAGACCGCCCAGGTAGTCGGGCACGCCGTAGATGTTCTGTTCCACGTCGTAGTCCAGGACGTGTTCGATTTCGTCCTGGTCGAAGTCCATATATTTGCTGTCTGGCAGCAGCATCCTGAATCCGCCGTCCACCTTCACCCGCATGTTAATCGCCGGCAGGTGCTGCATCTCCAGCACTTCGCCAAAGGCGTTGGTATCGCGATAGAAATATGCTTCGCCAAACACCATGTAATCCAGGCTGGCCCGGCCCATGGTCTGCGTACTGCAGCCCTCTGAGGGTATGAATTCACGCAACAGCAGGTTGCGCTTGAACTTGGGAATGGCGCCGTGGTGAGCGTTGGCGCGCAGCAGCTTGGCCAGGCCCGCCCGGGACACCGGCGGCTTGTAGATTTCGCCGTCGTCGCTGAGAAATACCCCCAGGTACTCGCCTATGTTGCCGGATAGCACCTGTTCGGGCTCCCCGAAGGTGAACGCCCGCATGGGCTGTGGCTGTTGCACCTGCTGGTTGGCCTGGGGTTTTCTGCGTCGTGGCTTGGGCATTGGTTCCGCTCGTGACATAGCGGCTGCGGCGCCGCTTGTTGTGGTTTAGGGGTTCATTGGCCAGGGCGTGCATGACGGCCCAGGCGATGTCGGCGTGGCCGGTGGCGTCTGTGCGCGAAGCGCTGTAGGTCACCTGACCGCTGGTGGTGGTGCCGCGTTTGATGGTCAGGAATGCCTGGGCGATATCGGTCCAGCCGGCGTCCCACTCGATGCGGCTTCCCTGGATCGTGTCCTGGGCCTTGAGTACCAGGGTGTTTTTGGTTTCAAGGCTGTAATGGATCGGTGTGGCCTTCGCGTAAAAGTCGCGCACCAGGTCGAACACGCCGTATCCCACGCCGGTGATATCGATACCGATGTGTTGCACGTTGAAACGCTCGGTAAGCTTTTTGACCTGAGCGGCCTGGTACGTGAACGAATGCCCCCGCCAGCTGTGTTTCTCCAGGATGCGGAATTTCGCCCCGGGTTCCAGTGGTGGGGCCACCACCACACAGGTGGCGTCGTCGCGGGTGCGGCTCGGATCGTAGCCAAGCCAAACCGGGCTATTGCCAAATGGCCGGTCCAGATCGGGGTTGTAGTCCTCCCACAGCGACAGGTCGGAGTAACACCGCTCAAGGTCTTTTAGGCCGAACGCGCTCTGGCTGCTGTCGATGAACTTGCAGTAAAACAGCTGCTGGAATTTGTCTTCGTCGTACTCCAGCTGCAGCTGCTCGAGGTCGAACAGATCGCAGCCGCCGGCGATGGCGTCGTCCAGTGTGATGGTTTTGCGCCATTGGCCGTCGGGGCACAATGCGCCCTGGGTGTATGACGCCTCGGTGGGCCAGGTGCCGCCGGCTTTCTTGCCGCGCTTGCTGTTGCGGAATTCCTCGCCCGACCAGAACGGGTATGCCTGGTGCGAGACCGCGCTGGGCGTCGAAAAGTAGGTTTTGCGCCACTTCTTGTGGGTGCCCATTGCACTAGCCACGGTGCTGAGTTTGTCGAAGTCACGTATCCAGAAATACTCATCGACGTAAACGTGGCCATGGTAGCCCTGTGCGGTGCTGCTGTTGGTCGACAGGAAACGTAGCTCGGCGCCGTTGCTGAGCGTAATCGGGTTGCCGGTCAGCTCGATGTCAAACCACTGCTTGGCAAACTGGATGATGTAACTGCGGAAAATTTCCGACTGCGAGCGGCTGGCTGACAGGAATACCTGGTTGTCACCTGTCAGCACCGCGTCCATGAATGCTTCGCCGGCGAAGTAGTACGTCAGGCCCACCTGGCGGCTTTTCAGGATGTTGCGGATTCGGCACGTCAGCGGGTTTTGCTTAGCCGCAAACAGCTCCTGCTGATAGCGGTACATCTTGCTGATGAATTTATCCAGAAAGTCGACTTCGGTAAGCCCGCCGATGTCGTTCTTCGCTTTCTTTTCGCGTTTCTTCCCGCCGCTATCCCCCCGGGCCGAGCGTTCGCCACGCGGCCGCTGGCGGCCTTCCTGTGACTCGTTGGCTGTTTCCCCGATCGGTGCCGGCAACGGTTTGGCGGCTTGCTTCAACAGACGCTCGCGCACAGTGGTCAGCCGGTCCAGCTCGTTTAGTTCGTCTTTGGTCAGACTTCCTGCTTTGTCCAGAAGGAGGGTGATTCGACGGCCAACGGCGGTTAGCGGTTCTTCGTCCGATAGCATGTCCTCCCACCCGCCCTGGCGTATCCAGTAGTAGACGATGCGGATGTTGGGCAGGTTGAGCTGCGCCTGAATTTCCTTTGCCTTACAGCGGCGCAGAAACAGGCGTTTGGCGGCTTCTTTAACTTCGGTCGAGTAGTACATGGGCCGCAGTCTATGCGGCGAAAACGCTGGAAACGCGGGGTTAAATTCCGTGATTCACCTATATCGCGGATATAGGAGAAACGCGCATTTGAACCGTTTGTTTGAGGCTTGGCGGCTCCCTATCGTGGCGGCTCATTCAACGATTGAGCGCAGTTATCGCCCATGCCCCGTTCCCTTGTTTCGTTCTGGAAACGTGTCGCCACCAGCGGCATTACTGCCGATGGTCGCGAGATCCTTCCCCAGGAGCTGCGCGATATCGCTGAAACGTACAAGCCTTCGAAATACACGGCTGTGATCTGGTGTGAACACCAACGTGCAGAAGGTTCTTTCGGCACTGTTTACGCGGTCCGTCTGGTTGAGGAGGGCGATGACCTGGAGGAAGGGCAGATTGCCCTGGAGGCCCAGCTCAAGCCCAACGACCGACTGCTGTACCTGAATGATCAAGGGCAGAAGTTGTTCACCAGTATTGAGATTTGGCCGAATTTTGCGGGTAGTGGCAAATCCTACCTGACCGGTCTTGCGGTCACCGACACACCGTCGAGCCTGGGCACCCAAGAACTCTATTTCTCCCGCCGAACCAACAAGGCTACGTACTACGCCGCTTCCGTTGAGCTTGGCGCTTTTGAAGAGGAGCCCCAAGGCGAAGTAAGCAAGCTGATTGCTTTGCTTACTGGATTTTTCAAGCGCTTCGCGACGGACGCTGAAACCGTCGAACCCACCACCCCAACCGAGAGCAAACCCCCAATGGATGAAGCTACCGCAACGGCGCTCAAAGCCTGCTGGAGCAGCTGCTTGTCGTCGCTGCCGGCATTCAGGCTGTAATCGAGCCTGCCGCCGCAGACGCACCAGAACCCGACCAGGCACCAATCGACGACGTAGCAGCAGCTGTCGACGATATCGTCACCACCGCCGAAGACGAACGCGAGTTCAGTCGAAAAGGCGGTGCCACTAACAAGGCATTGTTGGCGAGCATGGCTGCGCTGCAAAAGCAGTTCACTGCTCTGCAAAACACCTCCAATGGTCGCCAGTTGCCGCGCAACGCCGGCCCGGTAGCCACTGTTAAAAAGCGGGTGCTCTGATATGGCCCAGCCATTAAGCGCCCGTGGCGCCAGACAATATGCCGAGCTGCAGGAAGCGATGGCCGAAGCTTACGGCGTCGAAAGTTCGGCCCGTATGTTCAGCGTGGACCCGACGATCGCTCAGGAACTGAACGACGCGATTACCGCCAAGGCTGATTTCCTGGAGCGGATCAACGTCACCCCGGTCAGCGAGATCAAAGGTGAAAAGGTGTTCATTGGCGTGAACGGTCCGGTCACCGGCCGCACCAACACCAAGACCACCGATCGCGAAGCCAAAGACGCTTCGGCGCTGGACAACACCCAATATGAACTGGCTGATACCCAGTCAGACGTGGGCCTGCCGTACGCCAAAATCGACGCCTGGGCGAAGTTTCCTGACTTCAAAGAGCGTTATTCCGCAGCAGTGCAGAAGCGTATCGCGCAGGACCGAATCGTTATTGGCTTCCACGGCACCCACGCTGCCACGCAGACCGACTTGGAGAAATTCCCCAAGCTGCAGGACGTGAACAAAGGCTGGCTGCAGCAACTGCGTGAACAGGCCCCGCAGCAGGTTCTGAAAGAGGGAACCACTGCTGGCAAGGTCACGCTCGGCGCCGGTGGCGACTACGCCAACCTTGATGCTCTGGTGCACGACACCAAGCAGATGGTGGACGAGATTCTGCGTGAAGACGGCGACCTGGTTGCGATCATCGGCACCGATTTGCTCGCCGCTGACAAGGCCAAGCTGTACACCAAACAGGGCGACACTCCGACCGAAAAAGAGCGCATCGAAAACGCGCAGGTCATTGCGACCTACGGCGGTCTTCCGGCGTACAGCGTGCCGAACTTCCCGGTCAACGCCGTGCTGGTCACCAGTTGGGACAACCTGTCGATTTACTTCCAGGACACCAGCTGGCGTAAGCAGACGATCGAGAACCCAAAACGCTCCCGCGTCGAGGACTACAACAGCCGCAACGAAGGCTACGTGATCGAGCAGCTTGAAAAGATCGCGTTCACTGAAAACGTTGAGCTGGTGATCGCGTGAGCCTGGCCCTGGCGCACAAGCGCCGCACTATCGCCTTGGGCAGCACTGCAGTGGCGGCACTCGCCGCTACGGCAGGCATGGCCTACTCCCCAGCTGATGCGCTGAGCAGTCCCGCCAATGCGCGTAAACACCTGCTGTTGCAGGAAGCGGCATTGGATCAGGACCTGGCGCGAATTAGCGCTATCAACGGCCTGGCCGGACGCCAGGTGCTCAAGCGTGAAGAGCTGCTACCCAAGTACCAGGAATACGTCCAACGCTACTGCGAATCGGGTCTGAACTTCCCCAACCGCGTTGCGGTGCAGGTGATGGTCTGGCTGTTCGACACCGCCCAATTCGAAGACGCCCTGGAGCTGGCCGACTTCCTGATGGAGCAGGGCCAGGAAATGCCGGAGCGCTTTAAGCGCCGGGACATCCAGACGTTTGTCGCCGACGCCGTATGCGAGTGGGCCTACGCCGAATACAACGCCAACCGTAGCCCAGAGCCCTATCTGTCCGACCTGTTGCCCCGCGTTGACGGCGAATGGCAGCTGACGGAGCAGATCCCGAGCAAGTACCACAAGTTGATCGGCATGCGCGCCATGGAAGCCGAGCAGTGGGAAACCGCGCTCAAGCATTTGGAGCGCTCCACTCAGCTGCACGCGCCGGCCGGCAACGACACTCGCATCAAAAAGGTTCGCAAGGCCTTGGCAAAACAAGCGGCCGCTAACCCGGCCTCCGAATAACCGACTACCCCCCCCCAGCGGGGACCTGTGGAAGTGAGCCGCCCATTTTATGGACCGTCCCACTGAAAACAGGCTCCCCGCCCTATTTGAGCGGCCAGCAATGAGCTTTTCCGGGAAACCCACCACCTTTGTGGAACTGACGATTGAGAACGACGGCTTCTGGCCAGACCTCTCTGTGTCCGAATTCCAGAAGGAACAACGCCTGCCGGCTGAGTACCTGGTTGAGCTGCTGGCCGACACACTGAAAAGCGCAATGTTCGAGGTAAACACCGACCTGGCCCGCGTGAAAGCGGCGCTGCAGGCGGCTGGTATTTCGAATCTGCAGGCAGTTGCAGGTGTGGCGACTCCGGCCGCATGGGCTTATGCCCATAAAGTCACGCTCTATAAACGCGCCGTCTACAGCCGTGCCAAGGGCAATTCGCTGCCCCAGTTTGCCACCGTGACTCGTCGCGAAAGCGCGGAAAATACAGGTAAGGAAGCGCCCGAGCGTGCCGAAACCTTCTTGCTTTCAGCCAGCAAGCCGTCCGCGCCCTGCAGGGTCGTGGCCGCATCACGGCGGCGCTGCTGTGATCCAACTGCAGGCGCTGACCGCCTACCTGATGGCCCGCAACCTAGTGCCGCCTGAGCAGTTCGACAGCTGGACCGAACAGGTCAGCCTTGACCTGATCTGGAAGCCTGACCGCGCTGGCCTGCACATGGCTGACATGCGCTATCGCGCCGCGTTTTCCCTAGAACGTTTCACCGGCCATCCGGCCAGGCTGATGGCACTGGTGGGCAGTTGGCTGGAAACCCACGACACCGACCGCGACCGCCACGAACTGCCGGCGCCGATGTTTACCGTCGAACCGCTCGACCAGGACAGCTTCGACGTGGAGCTGTCCTTGGAATTCGTTGAGCCGCAGTACCTGGCCGAAGATCCCGCCGGCGAGATTGAGGCATTCGGCAAGACCTGGGCTTTCGTCCCATTCGACCTATGGGTTGCCGAGCAGGGTGAGGTGGGCAGCGATGGCCGTTAATCCGCTCAACCTCGATATCAGGGGCTTGCTCGACGTCGACGCCCAATTGGCATTGCTTGAGCTGCCGCCCCAACTGCGCCGGCGATTACTGAACAGAGTGACCACACGTGTGCGGACGATGAGCCGTAAGCGTGTGCGTGAGCAGAAGAACACCGACGGCACTCCGTTCGCTGAACGCAAGGGCAGTGCCAAGGGCAAAAAGAAGATGGAAGCCGGCCTGGCCAAGCTGCTGCAGGTCACCCGCGTGAGTTCGGACGAAGCCGAACTGGGCTGGAAAAACGCCTTAACCCGTTGGGTCGCCGCCCAGCAGCACAACGGCGTCAGCGAGCGGCGCACCGCTGCACAGATGCGCCGCTGGAACAAAGTCCCGCCCGGTATTGCATGCACCGACAAACAGGCCAAGCGCCTGCGCCGGCTGGGCTTCCGTGTTCGCCAGAAGGGCAAAAAGGCGCTGGCCAGGCCTTCGGTGGCATGGATTCAAGAGCATGTGAACTACGCCAAGGCCGGCCTTTTGATCCGCATTCTGAACGACGAACGAACCGAGAAAACGGGCGCGCAAAGCTGGGACATCACCCTGCCAAAACGCCAGTTCCTGGGCGTGGAAACCAGTGGCGAAACCCGCGAGCTGGTTAACCAGGTTTTCGAACAAATCCTTAATTCACCCCGCTAACGAGGCACAGCATGGCACTTGGCAAAGTCAGCGTTAACAATCTCAATCTGGGCCAAGGCGCCGTGACTGAGATCGAGCGCTATTTCCTATTCATCGGGCCAGGCCCGAAAACCGCCCCCAAAAACATCGGCAAACTGGTGCCGCTCAATACCGAAAGCGACCTCGATGCCGCCCTGGGTACTGCTGCCAGCGACCTGAAAACCCAAATCACTGCTGCGCGCTCGAACGGCGGCGATCGCTGGGCCTGTCTGGCGGCACCGATTGTGGCCGATACCGACTGGCGCGCCTCTCTGGAGACTTGCCAGCAGCAGGGCTTTTCGGTCGAGGCCGTCGTTATCACCCAGCCTGTGACCAAGGGCGACGACCTGGCGGCCATGCACGACGCGGCTGTGTTGGTGAATAACGTCTACGGCCGCCGCTTGTTCGTGATGGCCGCAACTGCCAGCCCGACAGTGCTGCAGTCCTGGGCGGAATATGTGGCCGAGCAAAAGGCAATTACCGCCAACGTGGCAGCGCCGCGTGTGATGGTGGTGCCGCAGCTGCACGGCAATGACCTGGCGTGTTGGCCGGCCGCTTGGCCAACGCTGCCGTGAGTATTGCCGACAGCCCAATGCGTGTGGCCACCGGTGCCGTAACCGGTCTGGGCAGTGTGCCGGTCGATAAAGAGGGCGTGCCGCTGCCGTCCGCAATCCGTGCCGAGTTGGACAAGTCCCGCTTTTCTGTTTCCCAGACCTACCCGGACTATCCCGGTGTGTATTGGGGCGACGGCAACATGCTGGACACCCCAGGCAGCGACTACCAGGTAATTGAATATCTGCGCCTGACGGACAAGGCGGCGCGCCAGGTGCGGCCGCTGCTGATCCGCCGTGTGGCTGATCGTCGCTTGAACAACACCCCTAACAGCATGGCCGTGAACGTCAACGCGCTGATGGCGCCACTGCGCCAGATGGCCAAGTCGGTCAAGTTCGCCGGCCAGGTGTTCCCGGGGGAGATCGAGACGCCGAAAGACGGCGACATCGTGCTGACCTGGAAGAGCAAAACCGCCGTCGAGGCCTACATCAAGCTCAAGCCCCACAACTGCCCGAAAGACCTCACGGCGAACATCGCCCTGGACCTTTCCAACGACGATTCGGAGTAACCCCCCATGTCACGTATTGGCGGCAAGAATTTTGACGTGAACCTGGGCGATCTGCAGGTACACGTCGAAAGCTGCACCCTGGATATCACCGACAACAGCAAGACCGCGCAAACCCGGGGCGTGCCTGACGGCTACGTCGACGGCGATGTGGCGGCGGCAGGTGAAGTTGAGCTGGACTCGACCAACTTTAACCTGGTGGTCGAAGCGGCGCGCACTGCCGGCAGCTTCCGCAAGCTGGATGCGTTCGACGTGGTGTTTTTCGCCAAGGCTGGCGACGACGAGCTGCGCATCGAGGCGTTCGGCTGCAAGTTGAAGATTTCCAGCCTGCTGAGCATCGATCCGAAGGGCGGCGAGAAGACCAAGCACAAGGTGCCCTTTGAGGTTACCAGCCCGGACTTTATCCGCATCAACGGCGTGCCTTACCTGGACTCCACCGAGATCGAGGGCATTAGCTGATGGTATGCCCGTTCGATCGCGCCCAAGCCCTGGAACAACGTCAGCGGGACCAGGCTATCAACGCCCAGTTGGCCCAGGCCCTGCGTGAATCAATGGGCCCAAGCCTTACCTTTTGCGTGGATTGCGATAACGAAATTCCCGAGGCGCGCCGCGCGCTGGGCGGCAAGACCCGTTGCGTCCCGTGCCAGTCTTTTTTCGAAAAAGGAGTGCAGCGATGAGCACGAATCAGGCGGCCCAGGACACCGTCATTGCACTGGCGAAAGCGTCACCTGCGATCGGTGTAGCCGCCACTGGGGCGACAGGGGCCATCGACTGGTCGGCTGTCGCTACATGCTGACTGCCGTTTACATGGTGCTGCAGATCCTGCTGTTGGTTCCCAAGTATCGCCAGATGCTGCGCGACTGGAAGGTTAAGCCATGAGCCTGCGCGGCAAGATCGCCGCCGGCGCCATCGCGCTCTGCAGCTCCACACTCGTCGTGTTCTTGGGCACCTGGGAAGCAACGGCCAGAACATGGTTTATGCCGACAAGCTGGCCCGTGGGCTGCCAACCGTGTGCAAGGGCATCACCGGCCATACCAGCCCGTATCCGGTGGTTGTCGGTGACTACTGGTCGGATGCGCGCTGCAACGAGGTGGAGCAGCTGGTGATCAGTAAAGGCCAACTGCAGCTGGCCGACTGCATCACCAACCAGGACGTGGGCCAGAACACATTCGACGCCCTGAGCAGCCATGGCCACAACTTCGGCACGCCCAGCACGTGCGCTAGTCGTGCCGTTGGCCTGATCAATGCGGGCCGCATTAAAGAGGGCTGCCAGGCGCTTGCCTGGGCGCCTGATGGCAGGACGCCGGTGTGGGCCTTCGTGACGACCGCCCAAGGCAAGAAGGTGTTTGTCCCAGGCCTGCACGCCCGCCGATTGGCGGAAGCCGCTCTGTGTCAGGCGGGCCTGTGATGCGCGAAGGCACTTTCATCCTCGTGCTGTGCCTGGTGGCCTGGTTCGGCTTTGACCTGCTGCAGGGCCAGCGCGACACCGCACGAATCGAGCGTGACGCGGCGCTGTTTGAAGTGAACGGCCTGCGAGAGGCGGCGCGGATCAGCGGCGAAATGCTGGCTGAACGTGACGCCATCGACCTTCAACGTACCCAGGAACTGAACCATGAACGTGCTGAAAACGATGCTCTGCGCCTTGATGTTGCTACTGGCCGTAAGCGGTTGCGCCTCAACGCCACCTGCAGCGCCCCAGCCAAGTCAGCGACCGGCGCCGGCGGTTTGGATGATGGCGGCGCCGCCGAACTCACAGCAGACGCTAGACAAAATTATTTCACCCTCAGAGATCAACTTGCCCTCAGTCGGCAAATGATCCTGGGCCTGCAGGACTACGTGCGCCAGGTTTGCCTGCGCTGATTTATCCACTTTTTAACCCTGAACGGAGCAACACCCATGACCGATAAACGCGATATCACCCTGGAAGTAGGCGAGCAGGAATTCACCTTCGAAATGACCCCGCAGGATGTGACGAAGTACTTCAACGCCGTTACCCAAGCCAACAAGGTTTCGCCGGCGAACAACCTGCTGGTGACCACCGTTAAGCAGGAACAGCGCGCCACGCTCAAGTCCCAGCTGGGTAACCCGGTGCTGGTCATGCAACTGGCCGGCGCGCTGCTGGAAGAGTACGGCCCGGACATTGAAATCACCGTAAAAAAGCCCTCGACCACGCCGAACGACTGACCGAAAACGGCCTGGGCCAACTGGTGGCCCTGGCCGGCCGCTGGCTACCAGGTGCCGAGCCCACCGCCGAGGTGATGGGAACGGCCAAGTGGCTGGAGGACGAGCACTGGCGCCGCATGGAAATCGCCATTGCCAATGGCATTGCCTACGCACTCAACGGATAAACACTGATGGCTGACAAAAGCGCCCGCCTGGCCTTTATTTTGAGCCTGACCGATAAGGTCACGGCGCCAATGGGCAAGGTCAAAACCGGCTTTTCCGACCTGGCCGAACAGAGTGAAAAGCACATCAAAACCATGGGTTTTGGTCTGGCGGGAATCACGGGCGCTTATGTCGGTATCACCCAATCCATGGAACCCGCCTTGGAGATGAACCGCGCCCTTGGCGAGGTCCGATCGCTGAACGTGGCCGAAGACGCCTTGAACTCGCTGAACCGTAAGTCACTGGATTTTTCAGTGGCCTACGGCGAGAACGCCAAGGATTTTGTCGCCTCGGCGTATCACATCGAGGGCGCCATCAAAGGGTTGGTTGGCAGTCAGCTGGCCACCTTCACCAATGCCAGCAACGTGTTGGCCAAGGCCACCAAGTCCGACGCCGACACCATGGGCACCTACGTCGGCACCATGTACAACCTGTTCAAAGGCCAGGCCGACGCCATGGGCAAAGGCCAATGGGTTGAAACCCTGGCGGGTCAGACGGCCACTGCCGTGCAGCTGTTTCGCACCAGTGGCGAGCAGATCGGGGAGGCGTTCAAGGCTGCAGGTGGCTTGGCCAGCACTGCCGGTGTGAGCCTGGCCGAGCAGATGGCAGTGTTGGGAACGCTGGGCAGCACCATGGACGGCGGCGAGGCTGGCGGCCTCTACAAATCCTTCTTTGAGAACGTCAGTAGTGCGTCTGAAAAGCTGGGCATGAAGTTCGTGGATCAGCAGGGCAAATTGCTGCCGATGATGGACATCCTGGACAAGCTCAAAGGCAAGTTTGGAGACCTGTCGATTGAGGCCAATGGCGCAAAGCTGCGTGATGCTTTCGGTGGCGAAGCGGCACGGTTGATCAGCAGCCTGATGGGCGACACCGACCGCCTGAAAAACGGCATGGAGCGACTGGGTAATGTGCGCGGCCTGGAGAACGCCGAGCGGATGGCCAAGAACATGGTGGACCCGTGGCAGCAATTCAGCTCCGCTGTCGAGGCGTTGCGCATTGCCTTCGGCCAGGCGTTGATCCCGATTTTGACCCCGCTGATGGAGCGCCTGGTGGGGATTGCCAGCACGTTGACCCGCTGGACTCAGTTGTTTCCCAACATTACCCGCCTTATTGGGATCGTAACCCTGTCGTTCCTGGCGATTACTGCCGCCATGTCGTTGCTCACTCTGACCGTGGGGCTTTCGAAAATGGCGTGGCTGGGGGCCGTCGTGGTGTGGAACGCACTCACCTGGTCGGGTTATCGCAGCATCGCCATGTTCCTGTACCACACCGTCATGGTGGTGGGGTTCGTGGCCGGCCTGGTGCTGATGGTCGCTTGGATGGGCCTGGTCAAAGGCGCGATGTTGCTGTGGCAGGGCGCGATCTGGCTGGTCAACACCGCGTTGCTGGCCAACCCGGTGGCCTGGATCGTGATCGGCATTGTTGCCCTGGTCGCGGCCGTGGCAGCGGCGATCATCTATTGGGACGACTGGACCAGTGCGCTACTCAATAGCGAGGCGTTCCAGTGGGTTAGCGGCCAGCTGACTGCGCTGTCGGAATGGTTCGACTCGATGGGCGGTTGGTCGAACATGGCCAGCGCCGCGTGGGACGCCATCGTCAACGTCTTTAAAAGCGCTATCAATGGCTTGATCGAGATGTTGAACAAGATCCCCGGCGTGAACATTGAAGCGGCGTTCGGGGACATGCCGGCGGCGCCAGAACTTCCAACCCTCCGCGCCCCGCAGGTCGAAGCGCCGTTACTGCCTCAACTGGTAAGCGCGCCCCAGCAGTCGATCCAGGCACCGCCCCTGGTGCTGGCTCCCACGCCTAAAGCACCAGCGCCGGTGATGCCGACGCTAGAAGCCTTGCAGCCCCCCGCGAAGGCGCCGGCACTGGTATTGGCCCCGGCCCCGAAGGCAGCAGCACCGGCAATCGCTACACCTGCAGCGTTGGAGACGCCGGCACAGCTTCCGGCCCAGGTCCTGGCACCGGTGCCGAAAGCGCCGGCACCGGTGGCTCAACCCCAAGCTCCCCGGGAATTGCCGCGCACATTGCCAAAGCTGGTGGCAGTACCACCGGTGCAGACCCCGGCGCCGATCGGGCCGCAGTTGACCATCCCGCAGCCGCTGCAGACGCCGCCCCTGGTCACCGCTCCCGCTCCCACGGAGAAGGCCGAGCAAAGCCAGCAGCGCATCAACGGCTCGGTATCAAGCTTGTCTCCGAAACGGCCTGACGCCGTGCCCCGGGGCGGCTTCCTGGCCAGCATCCAGAACAACAATCAAACCCAGAACAAGGGCACTCATGTGGAGAACGTCAACATTCACACCGCCAAGCAAATGAACCCGCTGGAGCTTGAAGGCATGTTGGCCATGGCGGTGGGCGGATGAGCGAATACATCGACCTGCTGATCATGGACAACGACCTGGTACTGGACCCGTCGCGTCAGCCGCTGCTGATCGAGGACCGGGCCAGCATCGCCCAGGACATCGCGCACATGATCCGCGAGAGCGGGTTGCTGGTCACGCTGGTGGCTGAGCGTAGCCGTCTGCGTCAGCGCGACTGCATCCAGCAACTGGAACTGCTGGTGGAAGCCGACGAGCGTCTGGTACCGGGTACGGCGCTGATCAAACAAGTGGAGTCTGGCCATTACCTGGTCACGGCGAAAACGCTGAAATTTGGCGACATCGAGGTGACGTTGTGAGCGACGTAGATTTTAAACAGGCACTGGCAGACAGCGGCATTCCGGTTACCGAGGACGGGTTGCGCCAGGCCTGGGAAAAGGAGGTTGCCGCGCAGGGAAGCAAGCTCAGCAACACCAGCGCTTACTCGCCGTTCTGGCGGCTGATCACTGCCCTAGTCACCAAGCCGGTGCTGTGGCTGATCAACTTTGTCAGCGGCACGGTTCTGCCCAATTTCTTCGTTAAAACCGCCGTGGGTAAGTGGTTGGACATGCTGGCCTGGGCGGTCAATGTCGAGCGCAAAGGGGCGACCAAGGCCAAAGGCGTGCTGCTTTTTACCCGCAATGTTGCCGGTGGTGTGCTTGAGTTACCCGCTGGCGTCCTGGTGCAGTCCGCTGCTATCAACGGCCATATCTACCAGTTGACCACCACCCAGGCCGTGACCTTCGCTGATGGCGTGCTGCAGTTGGAAGTCCCGGTAGAGGCCCAGGAAGTGGGCAGCGGCTACAACCTTGCCCCGGGTTATTACGCAATCCTCCCCGTGCCCATTGCCGGCATCGTCCAGGTGGTGAACGCGGACGGTTGGCTGATTACACCAGGTGCAGACCCCGAGCCGGACGATCAGCTGCGACTGCGCACGCGCAACCAGTTCTCGGCGGTCAACCAGTGGCACACCGACTCGGTGTACCGCGCCATGATTTCCGCCTTCCCAGGCGTGCGGCCGGACGGTGTGTATTTCCTTCACGGCGCACCACGGGGCCCAGGCAGCGCAAATGCCTATGTGCTGTTTGATGCGGACGTGCCGGCGGCGACGTACCTAGAGCAAATCAACGCGCATATCCGCGACCAGGGCAACCATGGCCACGGTGATGACCTGCTGGTTATGGTCATGCCTGAAACACAGCACGCTCTCAGCCTCACCTGGTGGCCACGTCCATTGCTGACCGTCGAGCAACGCGAAAAACTGCAGGCGGAAATTGGGCAATTCATCCGTGCGGCCTTTCGCGAGAGCGGCACCGGCGACTATCAGCCCACGCTGACCTATCCGCAATCGAGGTTCTCGTTCAGCCGCCTGGGCGAAGAACTTCACCAGCAGTTCGCCGGTATTGAGTCGCTGCATTTTGACAATGCCGACATCGTGTCAGAGCTGACCATTCCCAGGATCAAAACCCTGCAGGTGGTGCCGGCATGATCAAGCTGAATTTGCCTTTCTGGCTGGACGGTCCGCAGTTGGCCAAGTTGAAAACGGCAGCGCAGGCCTGGTGGGAGAAGGTCGAAGGCTGGCTGCAATGGCCCCTCCTGCAGATGGATGCGGACACCTGCCACATAACGATCCTCGATCTGCTGGCCTGGCAGCGGGATATCAGCCGTTTCAAAGACGAGCCGGAAAACCTTTACCGACTGCGGGTGAAGTTCGCCTTCATCAACGCGGTTGACGCCGGCAGCACGGCCGGGCTCAAACGCATCCTGCAGCGACTGGGCGTTGGTTACGTCGAGATCAACGAGCGGTTACCCGATCGGGATTGGGACGTGGTGCTGCTGCGCCTCTCCGATTCCCAGCTGTCGCAAAACCCGGAGCTGATGCGCGTGCTGATTCAACAGTACGGCCGCACCTGCCGGCGATATGACTTCGTGACCATCACCCCCGTATCACTGCGCATCGTCGCGGTGGACTTCAACGACGACCAGCAAACGCTGGTTGCCAGCCTGTAGGAGCCCCCATGGGAGCCAGCATGACCCTTGCAGGTGAAAGCCTGATCGCGCAGAAACTCGGCGCACAACAAACACTAAGCGTTGCCCGATTTGTCCTAGCCAACGTGCCCGGGCTTGACCCGAATGTCGGTGTGGATCGAACAGCGGGCAAGCCAGTGCCGGCGCAAATCGTCGGCACCTATGACGTTACCCAGAAAGGTTTTGTGAATCCGAACCAGGTGGTCTATAGCCTGATGCTCGGTAGCGACGTTGGGGACTTTGACTTCAACTGGATCGGCCTTGAAACCAGTGAGAACGTGTTGCTGGCCGTGGCGTATTTGCCGGTACAGCAAAAGCGCCGGAACATCCCGCCGCGCCAGATCGGCAACAACGTCACGCGTAACTTTTTGGTGGTGTTCGACGGTGCCCAGGCGCTGACCGGGATCAAGATCGATGCCAGCACCTGGCAGCATGACTTTACCGTGCGCCTAAGCGGTATCGATGAGCGCGAGCGCTTGAGCAATCGCGATGTTTACGGGCGCGCTTGCTTCCACGGCAGTGCGCTTGAACTGCAAAAAGTGGGCAATGCGTACAGCCTGAAACCCGGCATTGCCTATGTTGAAGGCGTTCGGCTGGTGCTAAAAGGCGCCCAAGCTGTTGCTGTTCCTTCAATCCCTAACGTGGCATGGCTTGACGTACGCCTGCAGCGCGAATTAAGCGATGTGGTCGGGACGTTTCAGGTTGTATTCGGTTGGGATAAGCAGGACTACACCGACAGCGCAGGTGTACGGCATTACCTGGTGCCCATTGCGGAGCTGCCAACGACCACCGCAATCAGCGATCTGCGAGCCGTTGAGCCGATCGCCAGCGAGCTGATCAAGCACCTGGCCGCTCGTACTGGCGATTATCCCGGCTTACGCGCTCGATCCACGACAAAGGCTGACGTGGGGCTGGGGCAGATCCCGAATGCCATCAGCAGTGATTCAAACTCGGATGATCCTTGGGTACTGGCCACCACGCATATGGTGCAGTTGGTGCGTAATAACCTGTACGCCGGCATCAACGCGTTGATGACCGGCGCCACAGCGGCCGGCAAAGCCTTGAAGCTGGCCACGGCGCGTACGTTCAAATTTAGTGGCGCGGCGACAGGTAGCGCGACGTTTGACGGCACGGCGGACCCGGAAATTGCGCTGACACTGGCTGACAGCGGGGTGACGCCTGGTCCCTATACAAAAGTCGCAGTCAATTCCAAAGGTATTGTGTTCGCAGGCACTAATCCGAACACATTGGCTGGATACGGGATCACTGACGCCTACACCCGAGGGGAGGTAGCCAACGGCTTTGTAAAGCAGGGCGGTGGGGCTGGTCAGACTTTCAACAGAGTTTGTATTGGCTGGTCCGCGATCGGTTTAAAGGCGAGCGTTGATGATATCGACTTGGGCCGTGTCTGGACTGAAAACAACTTTAATCCAAGTTCTAAGGCCGATAAAGCAGGCACCCTTGCGGGTTATGGAATTACCGATGCTACACAATCGATCAGACCAATCAACAGATCAACTACCGAGTTATTAGGGACGGAATAACCACCGCTGGCTTTGCCGGGAATGACTCCAAGCTTCCATACTTTCTCCGGGAGTCAGACGGTCTCGTTCAATACTTGCAAACAAGGCTGGGGTTTACGCCCGTGCGGCAAGGTGGCGGAATAGGGCAGCTGGACAATGCTGTTAGCATCGGGTGGAGTTCTGCGGGACTAAAAGCTACCGTTGACAGTTTGGATCTCGGTGTTGTCTGGTCTTCTTATAATTTTAACCCTGAGGATAAGGCAAACAAAGGTAGTACGCTTGCCGCATATGGAATTACCAATGCCTATACAGTTGAACAAACGAATCAACAGCTTTTACTGAGAACAGTAGGCGACTCAGTGTCCACGGTCGGATTTGCCAGTGGGAATCCTATTTATCCGTACTTGCGTCATAAAGAGAATGGGCAGGTTTACTACTTACAGACACAGCTTGGATTTACCCCTGTCGAACAGGGCGGCGGCGCCGGCCAAGCCTCTAACAAGATTAAATACGGCTGGGATGGGCAAGGCCGTGGTATGCGTGTTCAGGTTGATACTTCCGACATGGGGCTGCAATGGGGGGAGATGAACTTTTATCGGCCGGACAGTAGTAACTTTATGCCTGTCGGAGTAACCGATACGTCAGTACAGCTCCCACCTGGCGGCTCATGGTGTTATTCGCTCATGCATTACTACGCGGCGGGTCAGGGTGTTATTGGTAAAAGTGGTCATGCACCTGGTGGGACCGTAATTTCATTTAGTGGCGGAGCAACTATTTACGGCTTCGCGTGGAGATATGCACCGTGATTGAAGTAAAAGATATTGACACAGATGAGCTAGTCGTTCCTGTCGCTGAGTCACCAGTGGTCCCGCCAGCAGAGGTAATGGTGACGTTCAGTAACGTGTCAGTTAAAACTGATAAAACTTTTGTAGTCACCGTTGCCGGCAATCGTTGTCATGTAACCGAAGACTACAACAAGCCTTTGTATCAGGCTGTTCGCGCCTACCTGGATGAGGGGGGGAAGTTTTCAAAATATGCGGAAGATGTTGTTGTAGAGTCAGATCCGCTTGTACTTGCCCGGCTTTGGGCTGAAACAAGTTTGCAGAATACGGAAACGCTCGTTGCTCAATACCGCGACGCCCGGGACTTGGGCGGGACTGCCCCCATTACAGCTGAACAGTTCACGGCTCTGCTGACCTGGCGTCAGGCGGTAAGGGAGTGGCCCAAGGCAAAACGGTATCCGGCGGAGTCGAGCCGGCCCGATTCCCCACAATGGTTGAGCGCGGTTCTGAAAAATGATCAGTGATTGGGCGCCGGTAACCATGCGTTGGCCTGCGGAGGCTACGCAGTGGATGGGTCAGCTTTCAGCGGCCCAAGGACTTGCCGGCGGCGAGCTGGCCAGCACAGCTAAGCGCCTGGCTGACCTGAACGGGAAAACCTCTACCAGTCCAGGGCCGGTGGGTGATGCCGCGCTGGGCGCAATAGCGGCCGGCCGTGCTGCACTTGCTGATCAAATGGGCGACGTTCCGACCTGCTTGGTCGTGACACCTTTTCAAAGCGGGATAGGTCAGGGCAGTGGCTACCAGCGTTTTCTTTCCGCGCCGAACCTGCTGCAGCAGCTGGCCGGCAAACTGGTGGACGTGAGCGACACCGGCCGGCCGGACGGACCCCTGTTCGCCCTGTGCGTGATGTTCCTATCGACGCGCTTTGATCAGTTGGCAGCGAGCCTGGCACGCTTTAACGCCTTGTTGCCGATGCCTGACCTGGTGCGGACTGAACGACGCGCACGGCACTTATCGAAGCTGGAGACTGAAAAGTGGGAGATCCCCGCCGCCGGCACTTTGCCGCGTTGGCAGGCGCTGCCCCTGGAGCGCTGCACCGTAGTAAAGGCCGCGCAGCAATCCATGGCCGGCCAGCTTGCCGTTCTGGAGGGTTACGCCGCCGACAGCTCGCCCATGGCTGACCTTGCCGCGCTGGCCAGTCGCAAAGTAGCTCAGCAAAAGGGCCGAGATCAGCAGCTGGCCGACCTGAAAGCCCTGTTGGCCGATGGCAACTCGGACAGCAGCATGTGTGCGCGCATGATCGGCCCTGGCAGCGCCACCGAGCTACGCGAGGCGCTGTTGACGGGCGATGCCCCGGGGCATGAATGGGTGCTGTGCGCGGGCGCGCTCCTGGTGGGATCTGAGAAGGGTTTGAGCTTCGTCCGCGAACTGGTGGGCCTATGACTCTGCTACTTGACGGGCAACAGGTACGCGGGAAAAACCTCAAGGTCACCGGCAATTTGCGTATCGAGAGCGACGACCTGTCAGGCCAGACCAGCAACACCGACAAGGGGCATAAGGCTTCAAACCCAAGACACTGACGGTCAGTCTGATGATTCCGTTCGTTGACCAGGAGCAACTGCGCGACCTGATGCGCCTGGTGGAAGCGACCGCCGGCGGTGGCCAGCTCAAGACATACCGAATCGTCAACGACACCGCCGCCGCGTTCGGCATGCGCCAGGTGACCTTCACCGAAGGCGTGAGTGCGCGGGAGGACGACAACCTGCGCGCCTGGCTGATTCAGTTCACCTTGGCTGAAAAGCTGTCCAACCCAGAGAAGGTCGAAGGGCGGCGATCGGGCAACGCGGTTACCGCGCAGTCTGGCCCTGGCGGGGCTGTTGGCGGCGCCGGTGTCGATTCATCTGATGGGGCCGAGGAACTGACCGGCTTTGAAGCAACTTTGAAAAAAGTTGACACCTGGCTGGGCGGGAGTGCCAAGGAATGAAGCTGCACAAGGAATTGGCTATCAACGGCAAACCGTATGTCCTGGTCAAAAACGAAGTTCGGCTGGATGCAAAAAGCCCCGGTCGGGCGACGTTCACCATTCAGTCCAGTGCGCCGGTCAAAGGGCTTGTGACGCTCGATATCGGCTACAACGACAGCACGCTGCAGCGACACTTCATTGGCTACGTGGAACGCTCCACCACGGCCAGCAGTGGTCAGCAGGTGCTGTTCTGCCGAGAGCTGGCCGCGATCCTGGCCAACCCATTGCCGCTGAATCTGCGACACGTCGACCTGCGCGCGGTCCTGGTCGAGATCGGCCAGCACACCGGTTTGCGCTTCCGTGTCCCAGAACAGCCTTATGCGAGCGTCAAGGCGCCATTTTTCTACAGCCTGGCAGCCGGCTACCAAGCTATGGATAGCCTGGCCCGGGTTTTCAACATTCCAGACTTGATCTGGCAGCAGCAGGGTGACGGGGAAGTATTCGTGGGCAGCTGGGCCGACAGCTTCTTCGGCGTTCGCTCGCCGCTGCAGCTGCCGGTGGAGCTGTTCGACGACTACCAGGGCAACCAAAGCGCGATGATTGCGGCCCTTCCCGGGTTGCGACCAGGTGCAACAATCAACCACGGCGAGCGCATCACCAGTGTGGCGCTCATCGACAACCAGATGGCCATCCGATGGACGACGCAATCCGCCGCAGCGTAGAACGACAATTCCCTGAACTTACCGGCGGTTACCACCTGCCACGCTTTGCCCGGGTTGTCGCCGTGGCTGACGCCCCGGCAGGCGCCGGCATCTGTGACGACTTCCGCCCACGCTACGCGGTCGACATCGAGGTCTTGGGGCCGGACGGCGAGCCAGATACCAAGCTGCCGATCCTGGCCGGCGTGCCGTTGCCACTGCCCACCGGTGGCGAGGAAATGGGCATCTATGCGTTCCCCGAGGAAGGCACCCAAGTTGTGGTGTGCTTTGCCTACGGCCTGCCGCACAAGCCTTATGTCCAAACCATTCTGCCCCACGGCCTGAGCATGCCCAGCGTCCCCAAAGGTGACCAGGTGTGGCAGCACAGCGAAGCCTGTCAGCAGCGTGTCGACGCGGACGGCAACTGCTGCGCCAGACTGATGGAAAGATCCTGGACAAGGCGATAGAGCGGGAAGTAGAGGCGATGGGTAACACCGAGCGGTTTCAGAGCCACGCCAGGACCGTGGACGACCATTCAACCGAGTCAGTAGGGGGAATCAAGACTCTTGAAGCCCTAGGCGCGCTCAAGCTGCTGTCGGGCGGATCTGCGAGCCTGGCGGCGGTAGCCGATCTGCACCAAGCGACCGGGCGGGACTTAAACGTGGTGGTAGGTCAGAAGCACAACGCCATGGTAGGTGGCGATATGGATGAAAAGATTCAGGGTCTGCGTAAGAGCGTTGCAGCCGTCAGCCAGCGGCTGGTCGCACCCAAGACCTGGTTAGGGTCCGAGGGGACAAACGTGCTGCAGGTGCTATGTGACTTGCTCGATCTGGTTCAGGAGATGAACGAACGGATTGCTAGCCATACCCATGGACCAGCGCTATTACCTACTAACGCTGCGGCATTCACGGCTGATGCCGTGGAAGCAATGCTACTGGGGCAGACTCTTAAGGCTGTGACCGCGTAGCCATAATCATACCTGTTATAGGAGCCTAACTTTTACAATAGCCGAATGTATTCGCAACTTGATACCAGAAAAGTTCTCTCACGAAAACTCTAACCCTTGTTCATTGGAGGATCGGAAGCTTGTACAGCGGGCTGCACAAACGCAGTCAAAACGAAAAGTCCATTAAAAATATCCAATCTCTCATATTATTACCTGTTCGGCCTATTGAATATAGGATTTATCTGATTTCTGCGTTTGAGAGTTGGCTGTATAAAGATAATATTGATTAGAAAATTATTGTTACATTATAACGTTTTTCATTGGGCTTATTTTTCCAGATACTAAATATCGAACGATGGAAAGCGGATTATCAATAGGAAATATATATCCATGAAAAAAGAAATAATTGCTTTTGACTTTGATGCGTCAGTGCTAAATGACATGTTTAGTTCCCTGGGTGTTAGTGCGCAGGTTGAATTTGATGATGTCGACATTGTAAGCTTTAATCCCGCGAGCGAGGATGAATGGGAGAATTATGCTAGCGCTTACAGTGGTCACTTTCATGACTTTATGAACGTTGGAGATTACATAGATACAAAACTAAAAATAATTAATTTTGAGAAGGCAGTCGTTGATTTTTCGATTCGCTCAAGCAGTCCAGTGCTAGCATCATGGCTTCATAAGCTATATCAACTAGAAAAAGATATTGAATTTTTCTTTTCAGAGGCGAATCCATATCCACTTAGCGTTTACCCCTTGTTTGCGAGGTGGTTTACAGTCTGTGCGCTACTAAATGCTAAGGAGTTACATTCGCGCAGCGCTTCTTGCCTTGAGTGTGTTTCTTTTTGGAAGATTTCAAAGGATTATTTAGATAAGTCCTTGGTTTATCTTATTAGTCATATGAAAGTTGAAATGCAGGGCCAAAAAGATATAGATGGCAAAATAATCTCAGAGCTGAAGAAACTTTGTGTGTTTAAAAATTATAGACTTCTAAGTGCGGTGCGGGGTGCTATAGATGTCAAAGACCATTCTTTAGTAAAGAGGGAGGCGCTATTATCTTCAGATACATTTGTCGATAAAGCCATATCTGAATTGTTGAATAACTAAAGTGGTGGAGATATATCATGAGTAATCGTGCCAATTCAGTTATAGATGTACACGCAATTTTTAAAACAATCACATCGTCGTTGGTGGGAGGTGTCCCCCTTGTGGGCGGTGCTTTGAGTGACGGAACGGGCTTGCTCTTTAATTGGCTTGATGGTGCTCCAGACCCCTGGGTTGAATTTGAAGATAAGATTGATCGGCTCATTACAAATAAACTAAGCCAAAGTGAAGGGCGATGGGTCCGAAATGCTTTATCAGGTTTAGATAGAAGCCTAAACGACTATTTAGTTGATTTCAATAAAAGTGTAGGGCAGCCTGGTCATTCGGAGAGGATTAAAGACTTTGTACCCCGAATTGGTTGTATTTCTGACGCTGTTGAAGGGTTATTGTCGCACATCCTTAAACCAACTAGTCATAATGCAACGGCTCCTTATCTAGAGCATTACTTCTTGCTTTCCATATTGATTAATGTCATTGGCGAAAGCCTTCCGTCTGGAACGCATAATTTTTCAAAGCGGCGTTATGATCTCTATCGTGCAATAGAACAATCTATAGTGCCGGCATTTAAAAGTGCTGCCCTTGAGCGCGCGAGCGAAGTTAAATTAAAAAACTTTAATACTAGTTTAGATAAGCGAATTGGTGAAGCTGTCTACGATTATAGCCAGAACCAAAAGCTGAGCAGCACACTTTTTGGCTGGCCAGATAACGTTATTGCATCTACATTGGAGGCCGTTCAAGCTGGCGCGTCAATGGTTTTGATAATTGATTTGTATAAGTTTACTCTGCAAAATCTGTATACCATAGCAAAAAGTGATCCCACTGCAGGCTACGATGCTAGTAAAATACCTGATACATATACGCGTGCGATGACTGAGAGCTATGATTTTTTTGTTTCTAAGTGGTACGCTCACGAGAATAGAAATATGATCCATCGTGACATAATTGACGTTAGCATTAGACGTATTGCTAATACAAACAAAGATCAATTTATATATCTGACTGGTACATTGCCATCCTCTGTACTTAGTAAGGGGTGAGTAATCAGTCTTGCTTCAGACTCAGTATGGTCTGAAGCAAGCACTGATCATTCAGGGATTCTGAAAAAGTCTTTAACTGTGCTGAAAAATACGCCTGTTCGCTGCAATCTGTTAAATGTAGAGGAAAACGCTGCTCAGGGAAAAAACAAAGTGAAAAAGCACTTATCCCCCTCCCGCCGACGGGGTCTGCGTCGGCTTTTTGTGCAAAGGTTAGGGATGGTGCAATCAGCAGCGCAGCCCAGGCCTGCTGTGGGGGCCGTAGGGCGAATGGCCATTTCACAAAGTGCAAAGTTTTGCGAATGAGTGCAGCCAGGTTTCAAAACGGATAGTAGAGATGCTGGCGGGCGAGGGATGGGGGATCCCAAGGTTTATTGATCAAAAAGTAGGAACGCAGCTGTTTTTCGAATCGAGATACATCATTTTGCCGACGATACCCTCTATCGTGGATTTGAAGTCAAATCTGCCCCAGGCCAGGGAAAATAAGGTCTCCACTGTCATAGGGGCATTTCACTCGATTGCTTTCTTTGCTAAGCCGCGCCAGATCCTTTGAGGCGGGCCAAACCTTGCTTGATGTGGCCGGCATTCTCGCCGATCGTTTCTAACGCACCTCTGACGTTATTGCCCACTTCTGCTGAGCCATGTTCCTCGAGGCGAAGGGTGATTTCCATGACTGCGGCCTCAAGGGCCAACTGATTTTCATACATCTTCTCAAGCACATCTGAGAGCGAATATTCATGGGGCAT